CGGACACGTTCGGCGCGGCGCAACTGCAGAACAACAACGCGAACCAGCTGCTGCGCTCGATTGGTTACGCGTTCGACGACTACATCACGGAGCCGGTCATCCGGCAGTATTACGAGTGGCTGTTGCTCGATCCTGACGTGCCGAACGAGGAGAAGGGCGAGTTTCAGATCGACGCGCACGGCTCCATCGCGCTGGTCGAGCGGGCCATTCAGGACCAGTCGATCGCGCAGATGGGCAACATGGCGGCCAATCCGATCTACGGCATTGATCCGAAGAAATGGGCGAAGCTGTTCCTCAAGAGCAAGCGGCTGAACCCCGAGGCGGTGCAATACACCGAGGAGGAGCAGGAGAAGATGGCCGCCGCGCCGCCGCCGGAACAGCCAGCCGTCACCGTCGCCAAGATCGCCGCGGACACGCAGCTCAAGCTCGGCGTCATGAAGCAGCAGGTCGACCAGCAGACCGCGCAAGCCGAAGGCCAGATCGCCGCGGCCGCGCATGTTCTGGAGGGCGGCAAGGCGCAGATCGAGCAGACCAAGGTGCACGGCGAGCTGACCCTGAAGGCGCACGGGCTGCAAATGCAGCACGAGCAGGCGCTGATGGAATACGCCAACCGCATGAAGATCAGCCTCGACCAGGCCAAGGCGCAGCTGGCGAAGACGGCGATGCAGCTGCAGACCGAGCGGGATCTGAACGCGGCCAACAACGCCCACGAGATGCGCAAGCACCGCACGCCACAAGCGCCCAAGCCGCCGGTCCAGGTGCCAGGACGAGCCGCGCGCGGGCACGCGTTCGATCAGTCGGTGCAGTAGGATGCGAGCCGTTCACGCGCCTGCGGCAGATCCAGCGCCAGGTTCAGCAGCCGCCAGGCCGGTTCCGGCACGTCGCGCTCGCCCGCGACCCAACGCTGAACGGTGCGGACATCAACCCCCAGCAGGCGTGCGGTGGCGCCCGTCGTCAGGCCAAGCTGGGCAAACAATGCCGATAGGTCGCGCGTCACAGGAACAACTTTGCGAAGGCAAAGGCCGCGGCGAACAAAGCCGCACCCGTTCCAACGCCACCGACCACCAGCTTCCAGGGCTCTGTCTTGGCCTGTGAGAGCTTCAGCAGCGTGTCCGCTTGGAGGTTCAGCAGCTTCCAGGCGGCTTCAAGCGCCTCTCTCTCGGCCTGCTCGGGTGTTGTGGCGCTCATCGGTTGGGCTCCGGCTTTGGTCCGGCATGATCGCCGCGACAACGCCTATATACGACAGATGGTCGCCGTTGGTAAGGCGGCATGACCGAGCCGTTCGCCCTCACCGAGCACGACAAGGCGCAAGGCTTATGGCTGCGGTTGCGCGGCCACCTCGAGGACCGGCTTGCCGCCGCGCGCGAGCGCAACGACCGCGTGCAGCCGGAAGCCGACACCGCAGCGATCCGCGGCGAGATCAAAACGCTGAAGGTGCTTATCGCCCTCGGCGATGACCGGCCTATGACCGGAGACTAGCGGCCACCGCAAGGCGCCCGCGTAACGGAGCAATACCACCCATGGCTGAAAAGGAAACCACCGCGCCGGATCAGGCCGCGAAGCGGACTGATGTGCCGGAAGGCGTCAGCCGCACTCAACCCTCCGACACGACAGCGGCTGACGACGCCCGCGAGAATGCCGAGTTCGGGGCAGGTTTCGAGGGCGACCGAGCACGCGAGGGAGGGGACAAAGCCAAGCCTGCGGACAAACCGGACAAGCCAGACCTCGCGGCAACCCCACGAGAGAAGGTTGTGGAGCCGAAATACGTCCGGATCACCGAGCAGGACTGGGCTGACGTCAGGGCAGCCGCCGCCAAGACGGCGTCGTATGACCAACAAATCAGCCAATTGTTCGGCAAAGCGGGCAATTTGCAGAAGCTGTTCAACAACCTCCAGGCCGGGACGCCGGCCGGGAAGAAAGTCGAGATCCCGAAGGACGCGTTCGCGGCTATGGAGCGCGACTTTCCGGAACTCGCTCAACAATTCCGCTCTGCCCTCGAGGCCGCACTGCAGGGCTACACCGGCACCGGCGCCGCTGACGTCGATCCCGGCAAGCTCGAAGGCATGCTGGCGCAATACACCAGCAAGCGCGAGATCGAAGCCCTGGAGGACGCCTATCCGACCTGGCGGGAAATCGTCGGCGCGGTGGACGTGACGCGCGAGCAGCCGGACCAGAACAATCCGTTCCGGAAATGGCTGGCGACCAAGGATGTCGCCTACCAGAACCGGATCAACGGCTCGGAATCAGCCTCGGTAATCGGCCGGGCAATCCGTCTGTTTCAAAACGAGACCAAGACCACCGCGAAGCCCGCGGCGACGCCACGCGACAACGCGCGAGCCGAGCGGATCAGGGGGGCGGTGCAGCCACGCGGAGACAACGCAGGCGTTGGTTCCGCCACATCCGAAGACGACGAATTTCTGGCCGGCTTCAACAGCCGGTAATGCGTCATCCCTCCGGCCAATGACCGGATGCGATGAGGACTCACCGTGAGGCGCGTCCATGACACAGCAATCCTCTCTCCGCTAAAATCACAGGACAACCTCACATGGCGATGCAAAACTTCACGCTAACTCCCGGCAGAATAAACAAATACAAAGGCGAAATACTGGCGCATGCGGTGCCGCTGGAGGTGCTCGGCAAGACCGGCCGGCAGATCCCGATGCCCCGTAACGCCAGCGACACCTACGTCGCCCGCCGCTGGCTGCCCTATGGCGCAACGGCGACCAACCCGACCACGCTCAATGCCTATTACCAGTCCGGCACCGGCGACCGCGGCGCGGCCATCGCCCAGGCGCACCAGGTGCAGGAAGGCGTGACGCCACCGCCCGACAGCATCGTGCCGGTGGACATCACCGTCGTGATGCAGCAGTTCGGGTGCCTCTACGGGTTCACCGATAAGACCTACGACCTGTACGAAGACGACATCCCGAAGGCAATGATCGAGCAGATCGGCGAGCGGGTGACGTTCGTCAACGAGATGATCATCTGGGGCGCGTTGCGGGCATGCACGAACGCGTATTACGGCGGCGCCGGGACATCAATCGCCACGGTGGCGGGCGGGCTGACCCTCGGCATGGTGCGCAAGATCGCCAAGAACCTGCAGGCGAACCACGGCAAACCGGTCAATAAGGTTTTGAAATCATCGGCGAATTTCGGCACCGACGCGGTCGCCGAGGGCTACACGGTTTACTGCCATACCGACCTCGAGCCGGACATCCGCGACTTGCCGAATTTCGTGCCGGCCGAATCCTACGCCTCCGGCTCGCCGCTGCCGAACGAGATCGGCAAGTGCGAGCGGTTCCGGTTCATCACCTCGCCTGACCTGCCGTCGATTCAGGACGGCGGCGCGGCGATCGGTGCGACCGGGCTGTATTCGACGACCGGCGTCTCGCTCGACGTCTACCCGTTCATCGTGACGGCGCAGGACGCATGGGGCCAGATCGCGTTGCGCGGCAAGGATAGCCTCAAGCCGACGTTCTTGCCGCCCGGCGAGACCTCCAAGTCGGACCCGCTCGGCCAGCGCGGCTACGCCGGCACGGTGTGGTGGAAAGCCGTCATGATCGAGAATCCTGGTTGGATGGCTGTTGGCTATGTTGGCTCGAAAGTGCTGGTGTAAGTAGTATCAAGTAAAGGAGAATACTGATGCTTGATACAATCGGGAGATACCTGCAGGGTATCTCGAACGTTATGGATGCTTATCCGCTCAGTCGTGTTCTCAGTGCCCTCGGCGACCGCTATTCGTCGCAGGCGCTGACCTCGGCGGGACTGGTGATCAACGCGGGCGGTGCTGCGTTTCCCAAGATCGGGGGCGCGGACTTCTACGCGGTGGCGGGCGGGACGCTGGTCAAGGTCGCCGCTGGCACCGCGCTGCCGGCGCTGACCGGCATCGGCATCGCGGCGGGCGCTTTCAACGTCGCTGCCTATTACGTCGACAGTGCCGGCGTGCTGACCGTCCTGCCGGGCACGCCCGGCGCGACCTTGGGCGCGGTTCTGTTCCCGCAGCCGCCGGCGAAGAAGGCGCTGATCGGGTTCCTGATCATCACCTACGCCAGCCCGTTCGTCGGCGGCACCACGCCGCTCGACACCGCCACCACAGTCTACGTCAGCCCGCTGGGTGCAGTCGACCCGACCGTGCTGCTGTAAGGAGCATCAATACATGGCCAACACTACGGACTTTGAAGCCAGCTATACGCTGAATTTCGTCAACTGCGCCGCCGTCGCCGGAACCACCTCCACCTTCACCAGCACGGTGACAACGGCGGGCGTGATCAACGGCAAATTCGTCACCCCGCTGACCGCACAGACCAATGCCGCCAGCCCGACGACGGATGCCGGGACCGGCCTTGTGTTCAACGCGCTGGCGCCCAACCAGGCCTGCGCGCTGGTGTTCGGCCAGACGGCGGCGGGCGCGCTACAGCTGGTTCAGGGCCAGATCATCGCGACCTCGGTGGGCGTGACCACGACACCGGGGGCGCTGATCTTCGACCCGCAGTTTCCGACGCTGCCGAACAACTTTCTGCCGCTGGCCTATACGATCGTCCGCACGGCGCCCGCGGCGGCGGCGTGGACACCCGGCACCAGTTCGTGGACGGCGAGCGGGGTCGTTGCAACGACCTTTCAGAACGTCGCCGCGCTGCCGGCACGGCCGCAGGCATCCTGACAACGGGGCCGCCGTTCGCGCGGCCTCGCTTCCCCACGTTCGGAGTAGATTATGGCGCGACAGGAACTACACAGCGACACCCTGCCGAAGGTCGAGCAGATGCCGCCGATCGTCAATCCGGAGACGTATGACGGCGATGTCGTCATCGGCGAGAAGATCGGCGGTGCCGACTATCTCGACGAGCTGGCGTTCATGGAGGAGCCGGTGACCATCCGGCTCGAGCCGTCCTCGGACAAGAACGCGGCGGGTGCGTTTCCGATCTGGGTGAACGGAAAGCCGGCCGAGGTCTATCAGAATGGCCGCTGGGATGAGATCGGCTACTTACCGGTGGGCCGCGTGCTGGTGGTCAGGCGCAAGGTGCTCGAGATCATCATCCGGGCG